TTGATACAAACGTATCAGTATTACTTGCAAATGATTAGAGATGTAACCGGATTAAATGAGGCTAGAGATGGTAGTCAACCAGCTAAAGATTCGCTAGTTGGTTTACAAAAATTAGCAGCTGCAGCTTCTAATACAGCTACTAAACACATACTACAGTCTTTAATGTATTTAACAGTTCGTTCAGCTGAAAATATTAGTTTAAGAATATCCGATATGCTAAGCTTCCCGTTAACTAAAGAAGCTTTACTAAACTCTATAAATCAATTTAACGTATCTACTTTAGAAGAGATAAATAAATTAAATACACATGAGTTTGGTATTTTTCTAGAATTAGAACCAGATGAAGAAGAAGCTCAATTGTTAGAAAGAAATATACAAGTGGCTCTGCAAGGCGGTCTTATAGATTTATCTGATGCTATTGATATAAGGCAAATTAGTAATTTAAAATTAGCTAATCAGTTTTTAAAATATAGACAAAAGATAAAAGCAGAACAAGTTCAGCAAGCTCAACTAACAAACATCCAAGCGCAAGCGCAGGCAAACGCTCAGTCAGCTGAAAAAGCAGCTATGGCTGAAGTTCAAAAACAACAGGCTTTAAACGAAGGTAAGTTACAGTTAGAACAAGGCAAATCTCAGTTTGAAATACAACGCATGCAGACAGAGGCTCAAATAAAGAGAGAGCTTATGGAGCAAGAGTTTCAATATAATTTACAACTTGCTAAAGCTAGAGCTGATGTTGAAAAAGCTAAAGAAAGTGAAATAGAAAATCGTAAAGACGAGCGTGCTAGAATTATAGGTACACAACAATCAGAAATGATATCACAACGTCAAAACGATGAATTACCTAAAAACTTTGAGTCATCTGGATTTGACTCACTAGGAGGATTTGGACTTGAACAGTTTGAACCTCGTTGAAAATAAAATCCTTTAATTTTATACTATTATATTATGTTAGAACAAGTAAAACAAGAAGGAGAGTTTAAATTAAAAACTCCTTCAAAGCCTAAAAATTTAGGTGATAACACAGGTGAGCCTATTAAAGTTAACATGAAAGAACCTTTAGTAGAAGTAGAATCAAACATTACTAAAGTAGTGGTGCCAAAAGAAGAAGAAGATGCCGTTCAAACACAAGAGACAAATGATAGCAATGCTATTATCGAAGAGTCCCAAAACAGTGGCGACAGCAAAGAAGTGGTTGAAGAAGTACGGACCTCCGACGAAGAAGTAGAATCTCCTTTAACTGTTGTCGAAGATACTGAGGAACAACAAACTGAAGTAGCTAAAGAAGTAGAACAAGCTGTGCAAGAGCAAAGAGTTCTACCTGAAAATATTGAAAAGCTAGTTTCTTTTATGGAAGAAACAGGCGGAACTGTACAAGACTATGTTAGGCTTAATGCAGATTATACCAACGTTGATAATACATCTTTAATCAGAGAATATTATAAACAAACTAAACCACATTTAGATTCTGAAGATGTGAGTCTTTTATTAGAAGACTTTGATTACGATGAAGATATAGATGAACCAAAAGATATACGCAAAAAGAAAATTGCGTTTAAAGAGGAGGCTGCAAAAGCTAAAGACTTTCTTGAAGGCTTAAAGAGTAAATACTACGACGAGATCAAGTTGAGACCGGGCGTAACTCAAGAGCAACAAAAAGCTACAGACTTTTTCAACCGATACAACGAAGAGCAAAACTCTATAAAGCAAAAACAGGATATTTTTTTAAACAAAACATCTAATCTTTTTACTGATGATTTCGAAGGTTTCGATTTTAACGTTAGTGAAAAGAAATTTAGATACGGTGTTAAAAATCCTAAGCAGGTAGGAGAGCAACAATCTGATATTTCAAATTTTATTAAGACGTTCTTAAATGACAAAGGAGAAATACAAGATGCTAAAGGCTACCACAAAGCTTTGTACGCAGCACGAAATGCTGATACTATAGCACAACATTTTTACGAGCAAGGCAAAGCCGATGCAGTTAGAGATGTTATGGCTAAATCTAAAAATATAAGTAACGAACCTAGGCAAACAGCCACTGGCGATGTATTTATAGGAGGATTAAAAGTAAAAGCAGTTAGTGGTCTTGATTCTTCAAAATTAAAAATCAAAACTAAAAAATTTAACTAACTAAATAAATAAATTATGGCTTTAACTCCACAATTTGGTTCTTTGGTGCCAACTCAAACTCAACAGTTGTTGGCTTCAAACTACCTACAATTTAACACAGGTCAAGGTGCTGATTTCGCTCAGCAATATTTACCTGAGATTTATGAACAAGAAGTAGAGCGTTACGGAAACCGTACACTATCTGGATTCTTACGCATGGTTGGCGCGGAAATGCCAATGACATCTGATCAAGTAATTTGGTCTGAACAAAACCGTTTACACATCTCCTATGATAATTGTACGCTACCTGGTGGTGGGCTTATTCAAGTTGTAGCTGCTGTAGCTGGTGGTGCAACTCAAGTTAATCAAAATGTTATTTCTATAAACGATACAGTTGTAATTTTAGATACTGTTACTGGCGCTGAGCAAAAGGGTATTGTTACCGCTTCTTTAACAGCTATAGCTGGTGGTCGTAACGGTACTATTGCTGTTACTAACTGGGACGGAACAGTTGGTGGTGCTGGACTTACTTCTGGTAGCATCAAGGTATTTGTATACGGTTCTGCTTATGCAAAAGGCACTAGTATGGTTAATGGTGGTACTGTTGCTGCTGGAACTCAACCTAGAGTTTCTGCTGAGCCTCAACTAACCCAATATTCTAATTCTCCAATCATTATCCGAAGCCAATATGTTGTTTCTGGTTCTGATATGGCGCAAATTGGATGGGTTGAAGTTGCTACTGAAGACGGTACTTCTGGATATCTATGGTATCTAAAAGCTGAGTCTGAAACTCGTTTACGTTTTGAAGACTACTTAGAAATGTCTTTGATTGAAGGTGAGTACAGCCAAATCGGCGCTGGGCTTGGTGTTGGTTCAGGTTTTGTTCCTGGTACTGAAGGTTTATTCGCTGCTATCCAATCACGTGGTAACGTAGAAGTAGGTTTTACTGCTGCTAACGGACTAGACGAATTTGATGCAATTCTTAAAAACCTAGATACTCAAGGAGCTATTGAAGAAAACATGTTGTTCTTACAACGTCAAACTTCATTAGACTTTGACGATATGCTATCTGCAATTTCTGCCGGTTCTGCTGGTGGTACTGCTTTTGGTCTTTTCGAAAACTCTGAAGAAATGGCCTTGAACTTAGGATTCTCTGGATTCCGTCGTGGTTCTTACGATTTCTATAAGACTGACTGGAAATATCTAAACGATGCCTCTACTCGTGGTGGTGTTACTGGAATCAACTCTATCGAAGGTGTATTAATTCCTGCTGGAACAAGTACAGTTTACGATCAGATTCTAGGAAGCAACATCCGTCGTCCGTTCTTACACGTGCGATATAGAGCTTCACAATCTGATGATCGTCGTATGAAGTCTTGGCTAACTGGTTCTGCTGGTGGTGCTTTTACCTCAACTCTTGATGCGATGGAAGTAAACTTCCTATCTGAAAGATGTTTGGTAACTCAAGGTGCTAACAACTTTGTATTGTTCAAAGGAGTGTAATCACTTATTAATATCTGGGGCTACTTAATCGTGGCCCCAAATATTATTTTTTTTAATTATTTAATTTTATTATATCATGGCTAAAGAAGCTAAAGCAGTAGAAACAACTGAGGTTGCACCTCAAAAAACAGTTAAGGCTAAAACTGTAGAACAAAAGCCAAGTAAACCTGAATGGGAAGTTAAAGATCGTATTTATTATTTAACAGGAAATAAGTCTCCTTTAACTTTAAAAATTCCAGGTAGACACACTAAAAAACACGCGTTGTTATATTTTGATAATGTTACAGGAAAGCAAAGAGAAATTAGATACGCGACAAATCAAGACTCACCACTTGTTGATGAGCAAAAAGGTGAAGTAACTTTAGGTCATATTATGTTTAGAGATGGGTCTTTAACCGTGCCTAAACAACAACAAAACCTACAAAAATTACTTTCATTATATCACCCTTTAAAAGATAAGATGTACAAAGAGTTTAGCGCTGTTGCTGTAGCTGAAGATGAGCTTGATGTAATTGAACTACAAATTGATGCGCTTAACGCAGCAAAGTCTATGGATATAGACCAGGCTGAAGCTATAATGCGTGTAGAGGTTGGTTCTAAGGTATCTCAGATGAGTTCTAAAGAACTTAAACGCGATTTGTTATTGTTTGCTAAAAACAACCCATCGCTGTTTATAGAACTAGCTAATGACGAAAATGTACAGCTTAGAAATGTAGCTATTGTGGCTGCAGAAAATGGAGTTATTAATCTTTCTCAAGACCAAAGAACATTTACTTGGGGTAGTAATGGAAGAAAACTAATGAACGTTCCGTTTGACGAAAACCCATATTCAGCAATGGCTGCTTGGTTTAAAACAGACGAAGGCGTAGAAGTTTATAAATCAATAGAGAAAAAACTT